CTGACAACGCAGTCAGGAACGACTGGGAGAGATCAAAATGAAATTAGTAGACAAAATCATCGCCGAAATCAACGCTAACGAAGTTGCTGAGTCAGCATACGACGCTGATTGCCTTCGTTGCAGCGCCCTTCAGACAATGCGCAAGTGGATCGACATCGACGGCGTTTATCAGTTTGCAAAAAATCATGGCGTTTTGGTTGACGGTTCAGCCGAAGCGTTTGCTCGTGAATTTTACGCAGCGTTCAACAACGAAGTTCAGTACACATATTAATTAAACAGGGGCGAAAGCCCCTACTGGGAGAGATCATGAACAACTGGAACATCAAATCATTCGAACACGCCACAGAGCTGGCTGCTGCACAAACCCAAGCCACTGGCAAGCTGCACATCGCTTGCGACCGTGGCCCATCTTGCTCGCCACGCTTTCATGTTGAGCCAGCCCCTGTTGTTGGCGAGGCAGTGTCCTACGCCTTCAACGGCGACTACTACCCCTGCGGTGTGATCACATCGATCAGCAAGACGATGAAAAAAATCACCACGAGCGAGGGCCGCGTGTTCTACCGTCGTAAGCAGACAGCTGTTTGGAAGGACAGCATCTGGTGCATGGTTAACGGCCACATCAATCGCTGGAATCCAGAGTTTTAATTTCACAGAGAAAAGGACAGAGACATGGAAAACGCAAACTTCAGCCAGTTGTTGGTCGATGCAGTTACTCAAGAGGGCGTGCTCTCGGCTGCATACGAGGCCTTCCACGATTATTCGATCGGTAACCAGATGCTGGCCTACACCCAATGCCGTGCGCGCCAAATCCCGATCGGCGCTATGGCCACCTTCAACGACTGGCAAAAGCTTGGCCGCACAGTCAAGAAGGGCGAGAAGGCTATCGCGCTGGTGCAGCCAGTCACCGTGGCCCGCAAGGATGCCGCAGGCAACAAGACCGATGAGGTCTTTACCCTGTTCACCCTCAAGAACCGCTGGTTCGTTATGAGCCAGACAGAGGGCCAAGATCTGGCCAGCGAGCCTGTGGTCCCGCAGTGGGACAAAGCAAAGGCGCTCGAGGCCCTGAACATCACCGAGATTGACTTCGAGATGGCCGATGGTAATTGCCAAGGCTATGCCAAGGGTAGCGAGATTGCGATCAACCCAGTGGCTGCGCTGCCCCATAAGACGCGTTTTCACGAGATGGCACATGTTGTACTGGGCCACACAAAAGAATCGCGTATGGACGATTCTGAGACCACCACGAGGGATATCCGCGAAGTAGAGGCCGAGTCAGTCGCATACATCCTGTGCTCGCTGCTCAATCTCGAGGGGCTCGCTGAGTGCCGCGGCTACATCCAGCACTGGCTGGGCAGCAACAAGATCGAAGACAAGTCGGCCCAGAAGATCTTCGCTGCAGCCAACAAGATTCTGGCAGCTGGCCAGTAATCAGTGAACCGGGATTACTTTCTGAAAAGTGCTAGGCACTTTCCCGTTTTTGCAACACTTAGGGAAAATACCTAGAAAATATTTTGGTTTTGGTGTTGACAGGCCTTAATCGTTTAATTTAATATTACATTACTGACAACGCAGTCAGGACAGCGAAAAGGAAAACATCATGAAATTAGTAAACAAAGTTATTGCAGAAATCAACGCTAACGAAGTTGCCGAGTCAGCATACGAAGCTGATTGCCTTCGTTGTAGCGCTCTTCAAGATATTCAAAAGTGGATCGGCATCGACGGTTTGTTTCAGTTTGCTAAAAATCATGGCGTTCTGGTTGACGGTTCAGCCGAAGAGTTTGCCCGTGAATTTTACGCAGCGTACAACAACGAAGTTCAGTTCGGTTATTAATTTCAGCAGGGGCGCAAGCCCCTTCTCACAGTGAACAAGGAAAACATCATGAAGACTTACAAGCAAGCCCTAGCCCAGCGCCATGCCAAGTATGCGCAAGACGCAATCCGCGCAGCCAAGCAGGCCGAGCACGATGCGAAGTTCGCAGTCAGGACCGACCTGCACCCAGCTGTTGGCGCCCTGATCAACGCCACTGGCGTGCGTTATTACGCTTTCGTAAACGGTGTTTACCGTGAGGGCCCACCTGAGCACCTTGCTAGTCTTTTAATTCACAGCGCTTAAGGAGTAATCATGCAATTTGAATACCGCGTCGCAGGAATCCCAGCAATCATTAATGTCACTGCGTTAGATGTCCGCCGCAGTGGGATGTACAACAATGTCGTCAGCGAGTTTGAGGTGTGCGACCGCCGTGGCCGCTACGCTGCTTGGCTCGAGCGTAAGCTTGACGACGATATGATCGCAGACATCAAATACGAAATTGCTCAGAGGGCTTAATCATGCGTTACAGCGACTACATTGCACACTTGATCAAGAAGTTCCTATCGCCCGCTGACAGCGCAGGCGAGCAGCTGCTGCAGGATGTGAGCCAGATCCACTGGGACCTGACTCCCGATGGCACCTTCCTGAGCACCAAAAAGACCATCTTCGTAACCGATGAAGCTGGCAACAAATACCGCATCACAGTGGAAGAAGTATGAGAGAATATCGCCTATGGGATGAGGTCCTCGCGGGCCTCTCTTTCGTTGTATTTTTTGTTGTGATGTGCTTTATCTGAATCGATAACTAATCAATACCGAATCGGTTTTAAGTTATAGCGTAAGCTCCCAAACGCATAGACATTGATGTTGTTTATGCGTGTGGGTGTTGGGGGTTAGCGCCCCAATTGGCATGGAACTATAGGCACCTTGGCAGGCGCCTGCACTCTTCGCCGTTTTACGATTTCGACACTGCTTTATGTGAGCCCACATGTTATTTTTTGATGGCCTGCAAGACGCCCTGATGGGCACAAGCGATACATGGATGACAGACGGCAGCAAGGCCATGCGCGCGGTCTACTCGGGTGAGAAAATGATCGAGGTATTCATGGCCCAAGGTATGACTGAAGACGAGGCCGTAGAGTGGATCTCGTTTAATGTCGAGGGTGCGTATGTTGGCGAACAAACCCCGATCGTTTACTGGCCATATGATCCCGAGCTAGATGGCGCTTGACAGTGTAATTTGCGGTAATTAAAATTCGTTTCATGTAGTCGGGCTGGAATCCGATGATCAAAGACCGCTTTAGAATGCATCTCGCCCCGCAAGGGGGCCAGTCCCACAAAGACTGAATTCCACGGGGTGCAGACTAAAGCGGTTTTTTATTGAATATCCAAATCGATCGCCATGCGGTGCGTCAGTGGTGGCTAATACAAAACCCCGTTACACGGCAGGCCTAAAGCGGGGGCGGTGGGCGAAAGTCTAGAGCCGAGGTGGTAGCGCAGCAATGCGTGCAAGTCTGGACAGTGCGAACGAAGGTGGCTCCATACAACGGACACAATCGTTTTGAGCATAAGCGGAAAACCTTAGACATTCTCTACGGTATAGGCTGTGCTCACTTCAGGATTCACCACCAACGGGTTGAAACACGGTAAAATGAGACATCTCAAGCTGAGGGCTGAAAAGATGTCTGAGCCAAAACCTAAACGCGCTAACCCCGCAAAACCTAAAAAACCCGCACCAAAAACTCCAGCCGTAAAACCGCGCACTGGAGCCCCAACTATATACAACAACCACATAGCCAGTGTCATCTGTACTCGCATTGCAGAGGGAGAAAGCTTAAGGGAAATTGTGAAGGACGCAGGGATGCCAGATCGGTCGACGGTGTACGATTGGTTAATTCGTCATCCTGTCTTCGCCGACCAGTACACACGCGCCCGGGAAGAGCAGGCCGACACTTTGGCTGACGAGATCATGGCGATTGCCGACGAGACGCCCGACCTGAACCCGATCCTCGACAAGCATGGGGCCTTGATCGAGATTCAGCTCCACAGCGCCTACATCCAGTGGCAGAAGCAGCGCATTGACGCCCGCAAGTGGACGGCCATGAAGCTCAAGCCCAAGAAGTACGGCGACCGCCAGATCCTTGCTGGTGACTCTGAGGCCCCGCTGGAGGTCCAGAACGACGCCATGACCATCTTGGCCGCAGCCGTGAAGAACCTCGAACTCAAGCGTCAGACCGTCAATGAGCAGTGACCTGCTGGCAACCCTGCAAGACCCGGAAGTCCTGCAGGCCCTGAGCGCCGCCCCTGACACACACAAGATGGCCTTCGCCAAGCGGGCCAAGTGGCTCTCAGAGGCGCACAACCACCAAGTCCTGCCCCATGGCAACTGGTGGTCGATCTGGCTGCTGCTGGCTGGCCGTGGAGCCGGGAAGACCCGCACCGCTGCCGAACAGATCTGGTGGTGGGCATGGGAGTTCCCCGGAACCCGCTGGTTGGTCTCCGCCCCAACGAGCGCCGACGTCCGAGCTACGTGCTTTGAGGGTGACTCAGGTCTCTTGGCCGTCATCCCCAAGATACTGATCGCTGACTACAACAAGCAGATGCATGAGCTGAAGCTGGTCAACGGCTCCCTGATCAAGGGTATCCCGGCGTCCGAGCCTGAGCGCTTCCGGGGTCCACAGTTCCACGGCGGTTGGGCTGATGAATTAGCCGCATGGGACTACTTGCAGGAGGCGTGGGACCAGATCATGTTCGGCATGCGCCTGAAGGTGGATGCTGACTGGAAAACCCGCCTCATCTGCACCACCACCCCGCGCCCCAAGGACCTGATCGTCGAGCTGGTGGGCCGGGAAGGGGATGACGTCCACCTGACGACCGCCTCGACCTATGCCAACATCGACAACTTGTCGGACAACTTCCGCAAGCAGATCATGCAGTACGAGGGCACCAAGCTCGGCCAGCAGGAGATCTATGCCGAGATCCTTGACCCCGAGGAGGGCGGCATCGTTAAGCGGGACTGGTTCAAGCTCTGGCCCGCCACCAAGCCGCTGCCCAAGCTGGAGTTCATCCTGCAGAGCTACGACTGCGCCTTCACCGAGAAGGCCCAGAACGACCCCACCGCCTGCATCAGCTTCGGGGTGTTCAAGCCTCAGGACGGCGGGATGTGCGTGCTGGTCATGGACGCTTGGCAGGACCGCTTACAGTATCCTGACATGAAGGACAAGGTGCTGGAGGAGTACGAGTCCGTTTACGGCGAGGGCAAGGACGCACGCCGGGTCGATCTGGTGCTGGTGGAGGAGAAGGCCTCTGGCATCTCCCTGATCCAAGACCTGCAGCGTGCCCACGTCTTCGTGCGTGCCTACAACCCCGGGCGGGCCGACAAGGTCCAGCGGCTGTCCATCGTGGCGAACATCATCCGGGCTGGCCGGGTGTGGATACCCGAGAGCAGCAACCGTAAGGGATACGTCAGGGACTGGGCCGAGGGCATGGTCAGCCAGATCTGCTCCTTCCCGGAGACAACCCACGACGACTTCTGTGACGCCATGAGCCAAGCCCTGCGCTACCTGCGAGACTCTGGCTGGCTGAACATCGACCCACCACCACCGGAAGACTACGATGCCGATGATGTCATTGACGCAGGCTGGGAGCACCGCAAGCGCGAGAACCCCTACGCCGCCTAAGCTGACCCGCTGTGAGGTGCTGGGGGTTTGCCAAGGGGTAAAGCGCTGCAAGACCTGCCCGGGCCTTGGAGTGGACTTGACCACCCCCCGAAGGCATAATCAGGGCAAATCTACCCTCTAAGGCTCGAACATGCCCAAACCCTCCGAGCAAGCCGCCTTCGGCATCTATCCTCAAGCAGGAAAGCGCGGCCAACGCAAGCCCACCGCAAGAGAGCAGCTTGCTCAGATCTTCTCCGACGACCGAGCGATGGAGCTGCCCAAGCTCGAAGACTATGACCTGTCCGTCCCAACCATGGAAAATCGCGCCCTGAGCCAGCGCATATCTGCGCGTCAGGCCGACCTTAAGCGTCAATCTGATGAAGCCATGTCCCCGCTGGAGAAGATTGCCGGTGGCATACAGACTGGCCGACTGATCGGCTCCGGGATGTACCAAGCGGCCAAGTCCCTGCCCACGGCCATCACCAAGGGCGGCAAGGCGGCTGAGGACTACATCGCTGAGAACATCTACAAGCCCAACCAGCCCAAGGCCTACGAGTACGCCGGGGACATCGGTGACTTCCTGTCCAGCCTTGAGACGGACTACAAGATCCCGCCCATCATTCCTGAGGCCATGGTGCTCCAGAACGTGATTGGCCCAGCCACACGTCAGGGCGTGCGCAACCTGTCCACCCCAAGCACCCTTGACCCTCAGGCTGGCGTCATCAAAACAAAGGGCGGCAACTGGCTGGGCGGCAGTATTGAGAAGGCGCTGGAGGATTTGAAGCGGCCAGACCGGGCAACTGGAAGCCGAAGCGATCCAAAGGCAAGCATG